CACTCCAAGGAAGGCAACACAATGACAGCGGAGCAAGCCACGCAATTGAAGGAGAAAATGAAAGAAATGGATAAGAACCCTTCTAGGCTATCACATATTGCGGGGGCATCAGTTCCATTGGCATTCACTAAGATATCACTTTCTACAGACGAGTTAAAGCCGTTTGATTTCTTAAAATTCGATCAAAAGACAATTTGCAATGTACTTGGATGGTCGGATAAGCTGTTAAATAATGATGATGGAGCCAAGTATGACAACTTAAACATCATTCAAAAGAGCGTTATTCTTAACCATATAATCCCACGTTTAAATCTATTAGCAGAAGGACTAAATAAATCCTTTATCCCACTTTTTAAAGGCTATGAGAAGGCCGAGATAGACTGGGATTATAAAGAGCTTCCGGAAATGCAGGAAGATGTTTTGGCATTGGTAACGGCATATTCAAAAGCACCTGTAACACCTAACGAATTAAGATTAATATTAGAATTTGAGCGTTTGGATGTTGACGGAATGGATAGTGTTTTTATTGACGGAAACCAAAAGCGAGTTGATGAAACCGGATTGAGTTATACGGAAATTGATAGAGCATTTCAGGAATGAAAAGAACCAATACCATAAAGGACTTTGAAAGGCTCCATCGCTATTATGAAAAAAAAGCCTATACAAGCCTGATCAAAGACTTTAGAAGAATATTGGGATCAATTCCTTATAATAATTTAACCTATGAATTTTCAGATAAGATAATAGCGTTAAACATAAATGAAAAGGTATTACAAAAGACAATGTTAAACCTTTATTTAGAGGTTGGTTTAAAATATGGAAAACAGGTGGTTAGGGATTTGGAGAGCGAAAAGAAAGCGAAGAAACCTTATCCATTATTTTCTGAGCGGTTTATTAAGTTTATTACTGATTATTTTAAAAAGTCGGGAGGTAAAAAAATTGTAAACATTACAGAAACATTGTCAAAAAGTGTTTTAAAGGTTATTTCAGATGCGCAGGAAGCGGGATTAAGTCAATCTAAAATGATTGATTTAGTAAAAAAAACAGTTAACAAACCAAACTTTTATCGATGGCAGGCTATGAGAATAGCAAGAACGGAAAGCTTATTTGCGATGAACAGCGCTAAAGTAAAATCATTTGAAAGTAATTCCTTCAAGGTTAATAAGATATGGCTGCAAGGTGGGACAAGGCATCCCAGGGCGGATCATTCTATAATGGACGGAAAAGAAATTCCGAGCGAGGATGCATTTACTCTACCTAATGGAGAAAGAGGAATGTACCCTGGGGATGATAGTTTGAGCGCATCACAAGTAATTAATTGTAGTTGCACAATAGCTTATGAACCAGTTAGAGATAGCGGAGGTAATTTAGTGTTAAAATAATTTGTATATTTACGATATTATGAAAGGATTAATTGAGCAAAAGAACGGAGGTTCGGTAAAGGATATAGACTTAAAGACCCGCAGGGTATCTGGATATTTGTCAGGTTTTGGCAATTTGGATCACGATAATGACATATTCGTTAAGGGGGCTTATTCAAAAACAATAGTAGAGCGTAAAGGAAATATATTTTTCCTACAGCAACACGATTGGAGCAAGCCTTTAGGAAAGTTTGATGTATTAACCGAAGATGAGAAGGGACTTTATTTTGAGGCTGAGGTTGTGAACACCTCTTTTGGATTGGATCAATTGAAACTTTACGAGGCGGGAATAGTAGAACAGCATTCTGTAGGGTTCCAGACAATGCAGTCTGAAATGGATAAAAAAAGCGGCATTAGAAAAATTAAGGAAGTAAAACTTTATGAAGGCTCCGCTGTTACTTTAGGAGCCAATAGCGACACCCCATTTACCGGTTTTAAATCAGGAATCAAAGAAGCAAACAATCAAATAACAAAAATAATGAGCGTTTTAAAGTCGGGGAATTTGACTGATGAAACGTTTATGCAATTAGAATTAGCCTTAAAACAATTACAAACTAAGGCCTTTGAAATAGGAAAACACTCAATCAAAGAAGATGAGCCGCCCTCAAGCACTCATACAAAAGATTACGAGCCGTTGCTTAATATAATTAATAATTTTAAACTTTAAAAAAATGGACGAGATTCAAAAGGCAATGGAAACAAAATTTGCCGAACTAAAAGAACAAATCGAAGCCAAGACCTCAGAGGTTACAGCAGACGAGTTCAAATCTTTGGAAACAAAGTACAATGAAATGGTTACAGAATTGGCAGATGCTAAATCTAAAGACCAAACAGATGAAACCATTAAGGCTATGCAAGAGCATTTGGATAAGATGGATGTTAAGATGCAAAAGAAAAACGTGGAGACTAAGGTGTCTAATGCCACTATTGACAGCGAGGTTAAGTCTTATTTTGAGAAAGACGAGATAAAAGCTGGCATTGATACCTTGAAAACCAACCGTGCTTCTTCCGTTAATATGGAAGTGAAAGTCGTTGGAACAATGACCTTGGGATCTTACGATGGGACTTCCCTAACTACCGAGATTGATAGAACAATCTCAAAGGCACCGAATAGACAACCGTATTTGAGAAATCTTGTAAATGTTTCCACTATCACCGGAAACAAAGTTACATGGGTTAACAAAGAAGCCGTTGAAGGAGCAGCGGGAATGACTGCGGAAGGGGCTGCGAAATCACAAATTTCCTGGACATACACCGAAGAAAGTGCTGATGTTAAGAAAATCACTGCATTTGTAAAAGTATCTAAAGAATCGCTAGATGATTTAGACTTCTTAAGATCTGAAATAAATACAGACCTTAAAGAGGAAATTGAGTTGAAACTTGATGACCAATTAGCAAGCGGAACTGGTTTAACAGTAAATCTGAAAGGTATCTTGACTTATGCTCCGGCATTCGATGTTACCGGAACTCCATTTATAGATTCGGTTGATAAACCAAATAGAGTTGACGCTCTAAGGATTGCAGTTGCACTTGTTAAGAGCAACAGATTTACACCAACTTATGCGGTTATTAATCCTATGGATGCTGCATTAATGGATTTAGCGAAAGGCGATGATGGTCATTATATTTTGCCTCCATTCGTTACTTCTGACGGTCTTAGAATTGCTGGCATTCCAATTATAGAGAATGAGGCGATTACTGAAGGTAGTTTCCTTGTTGGTGATTTCAACAAGTCTAATCTAAGGATTAGGGAAGGAATCAATATTAACTTAGGTTATGAAAATGATGACTTCACGAAAAACCTGGTTACTATCTTGGCAGAAATGAGAGCAGTTCATTACATCAAAAAGCATCATATCCCTGCATTCTTGCAAGGTACTTTTGCTCAAGCGATTGATGATATTAATGTAGTTCAACCGGTATAATTAAATAATAGGGGTTGATTAATTTCAGCCCCTTAATTTTAAGGTTATGAAAATAAAAGCATTAAAGAAATTCAAGAACAAAGAGACAGGAACAATCGTGAATGTTGGCGATGTTGTTGATGTTTCAGAGGCAAGGGCAAAATCTGCTATTGAGCGTAATTTAGCTGAGTATGTTAAGACTGAAAAGAAAGAAGGTAAGCCAAAAGCATCTAAGAAAGAGAAAAAGTAAATGAGTTATCTACTTGTAATACCGTTGGCTACAGCAAAGAATCATTTAAGGGTTGATCTCGATTTTATTCGTGATGATGCTGCGATTACTAGAATGATTAACAGCGCATTGGCATTGGTTGAACAGAATACAAGCCATATACTTTATGCCAGGGATAAAACGTATTACAGAACGGTTGATAATGATAGAATAGTAGTTTTTGACTATCCTATTAACAGTTATGATACAGAGGTAACGGCATTGAATTATTCATTAAGGAAAGAATTTGTCGCTGATGAAATAACTATAAATGTAGGTTATCTTTTACCGGGTGATGTGCCAAGTCCTTTAATTGAGGCGGCACTTATGATAATTGAAAATTGGTATTATGAAGCCGAAAATGAAGGAAATAAAGCCGATATTCCAGAGCGGGCAAATACTATTTTATTTAATTACAAACGCTGTATAGTTTCATGAGAGCGAGAAGATACACCGATATAATTGAGGTTTGGGAATCTGTAGAGGTGCCAGATGGGTTTGGTGGGTTTGTATCAAATGAAGTAAAGAAGTTTGAGAAATGGGCAGGAATTATAACAAAGGGATCAGGTTATAAGTTTCAGCAGTATGGATTGAATGATTTTAAAAATCCAGTTATATTCCGGATAAGAAAAGGAGATAGTATTATTAATGAAGATATGTTTGTTATTTTTAATGGTGCTAAATTCATAATTAAAGGAATAGAAAACGTAAATTTAGACAATATAGAGATAAACCTATATTGCGATGAAACTTAAAAACTAAATATTATGAAAATACTTACTATTTATCATTTAGAAACAGCAAATTTTAAGGATTTTGAAACTTATCAGATTAAGTTAGAGAAATTATTTCCTAAAATGGATGCTATAATTCAATGCGTCGCAGACAATCAGTTACAAGGAATACAGTATCCATATTTAGTATTCGAAACGATAGAGGAATGAAACTTAAAGGCGCCAACAAATTAAAAGTAAAATTAGATAAAATATCTAAGGAAAGCGAGAAATTAGTTGGTGATATTTTGAGTGTTAATGCTCATAAAATTGCAAGAGAAGCAATAAGGAATGCTCCTGATATGATTAAGACTAAAGGCGGGGGTTTCTATGAAAAAGGGCAGATTAATCAAAGTATTGACACCGAAAAAGTAACGGAATTAGAATATAAAGTAAGTGTAAATA